GTGCTGTAATAGAAAGCGCTCGGCTTGTTCTGTGGTTTGCCGCTGTTCAGAATGTAGATGAGCGCATCTACCAAAGTACCGTCGCGGCGCACTTTGATCGTCGCTTTCCGGTACAGCTCCGGCACACCGATCCAGCGGTCGAGCGCAGCTTCATCCTGCGGTGAAATCTCCCACAGCAGCGCGGGAACGCTACCGCCCTTCGCTTTTTCGATCGTCGCCAGTGCGCCGGCTTTACTGCCGCGAAAAGAAAGTCTGTAATTCTTCAACACCGCGGAGCCGATCAGCTTTGCGGTCGGGCAATGCTTCGACATTTCGGTGCGGTTCAGACCAGCGCCGTACGCTGCAAAAAGTCGGCTATTCAAGTTAGTCCTCCTCGATCTTTACACATTCGTCTTCACCAAAAACCACACCGAGAGTGCTTCCGTTGCTCCAAGCCGTGTGAATCGTTCCAAGTGAATCGACATAAAGCACTTCCCCGATGGTGCCTACTGGAATATGTGTGTAGGGGTCGTTCATGTGTACCAGCCGCACTTTTGTACCAGGCTTATAATATTCTTTGAGCTGTTTCAGCAGCTCTGGATGAATTCCGTTCATGCTTCATCACCCGCTTCCCGTGCATCGCGGAACGCTGCGTTGCCGGTGAGCCTTTTCAGAAGCACACGGCGTGAACCCTTATACTCCCGTCCAATAAATCCAAGCCGGAGGAGAAAACAGCGGAATGCGTACTTCTCGTTTTCGACTTGCTGTTCCGACTCGCTGACGCGCTTTTGTATACGCGCCAGTTCGCAAAGGCCCTTTACCAGTTGGTAGTAGGCTGCAAGCTCTGACTGATCGTCAGTCGGCCGAAACCATCCAAATTCGATCCTATCGGAGTGCTCTGTCGTCCGAAGGCTGTCTGTGCCGAGCGCCTTTTTCAGCAGCGTTGCCTTGCTCGCAACTAGCCGCCGAAGGTTCTCCAATGCAATAGATGTCATGCCATCTCGCGGAATCTCGACCGAAAGCCGGTCAAGGCTGTCGAGCGTAGCTGTTACGATTTCTTGCTTAATGCTGTCCGAAGCTTTTTGCTCGAAGGGCTTCACCGGCTCACCGATCCGTTCGCCAATGAAACCGTCATGCGCCAGTTCGCGTATCAGCATGTCGATCTGTGCCTCATCCATTTCATCTGGGCAGGTAACCGTACCGTTCTTGTCGACGGTGTAAGCCCCAACTTGAAATGCGAAGCTCGGTGCGCCGAGGTATCGCGTCGCATCCTGCAGGGTATCCCGCATGACCGCGACCAGCGCTTTCCGTCTGTCCCCTGTAACGTTGTACTTGATCTGCATATAATGTCTACCTCCTTGAATTTGGTAGTACATACATGCCTCTGAAAGATGTACTTATCAAGCTATTTATCTGTGTTTTCTACGATTTCTTTGTACGGAATTCGCTCGCCGTTACGAATCAGAAACACACCGTCGGAACCATTCAACTGCTCGACGGCCCTTCGAACGATCACATCACAGTACTTTTCATCCAACTCGATCATACGACAGACCCGATCTGTCTGTTCACAGGCGATCAGGGTACTGCCGCTGCCACCGAAGGGGTCGAGCACGACGCAATTCGCCATGCTGGAGTTCAAAATCGGATATGCCAACAGTTCCACAGGTTTCATGGTCGGATGGTCAGCGTTCTGTTTGGGTTTATCGAATTCCCAGATCGTCGTCTGCTTCCGATCGGCGTACCACTCGTGTTTACCCTTTTTCTTCCAGCCGAACAAAACAGGCTCATGACGCCATTGGTAAGGGCTCCGCCCCAGCACCAACGACTGCTTCTTCCAGATACAGGTTCCGGAAAGATAGAACTCGGCGTCCGAAAACGCCCTGCGGAAGTTCAGGCCCTCCGTATCCGCATGGAACACATAGATCGACGCGTCGTTCGCCATACACGCTTCCATGTTCTGAAACGAAGCGAACAGGAAGTCGTAAAACGCAGCATCTGCCATGTTGTCGTTTTTGATCTTCCCAGCGGTGCCTTCGTAATTCACATTGTACGGCGGGTCTGTGACCACGAGATTGGCCTGGCCACCGTCCATGAGAAGGTCGAACACATCCCGCTTTGTGCTGTCACCACAGACCAGACGGTGCTTGCCCAGTAGCCAGAGGTCGCCCGGCTTCGTGATCGCAGGCTCTTTGAGTGCGGCATCCAAATCGAAATCATCATCATGAACATCGGCGCGCTGCGCATCTTTAAACAACGCATCTAGTTCGGGAGCATCGAAGCCGGTCAGCGACACATCAAAGTCCGCTCCCTGAAGATCAGCGATCAGCAAAGAGAGCTTATCCTTATCCCACTCGCCGCTGATCTTGTTTAGCGCGACGTTGAGTGCTTTTTCTTTTTCTTCGCTCATTTCCACGATAACGCATTCGACCTCGGTCACGCCGGTATCGATCAGCACTTTTAGCCGCTGGTGTCCGCCAACGACATGGCCTGTCGTCTTGTTCCAGATCACCGGCTCCACATATCCGAACTCCGACAAGGATCGTTTCAACTTTTCATATTCCGGGTCGCCAGGCTTTAAGTCCTTACGAGGATTGTAATCCGCCGGAACGAGCTTATCGACCGACAGCGTTTGAATGACCATCCTTTTCTCCTTTCGACACGATTTTTCGTAAACCGGCCTGCGCTGCCGGGAGATTACCCGCAAGCGCCTGTCCGCGCAGCGTCTTACGCTGCTGGCTCGTCAGCCGGTGATACCGAAGCGAATGGATAAACGCCTGTACTTCGTCCATACTCATTTCCCTCTGCGAGCGGTCAGCAGGCGCTCCATAACGTCGTCCTGCGGATTTGCGCCCGTGTAGTCGGCGACGCAGTTCTCTTTCACGATCTGGAAGATCTCATACCAGAGCCGGTTCGTTTGCGCCATGTAGTTCTGGCTCATAGCCACATACGGAGACTGGATCGCATTGCCCGTCGTCGGATGCTTAGCGAGGAACCCGTACTCCGTAATCGCCGCTTCACACTGAATCCAACGCGCAGCACTCATGGCGTATCGCTCCAGCACCTGTGGGGAGACAATGTTCGCACAACCACGTTCGTTCAGCCAACTCCAGGTCCGCTCGTAGATCTCAGACGCAATGAGCGGCTTGCCATCCTTCTGTACGGCGGAGAGCATCTCGCGCGGCAGGGGCATATTCACGCCTTGGAAATCGCTGGCACCGGGGAATTCGACAACGGTCAGCTTTCGCTTGCCGGGGTTACCTTCCAACACTTTATCCGCCAGCGGTTTCGGCGGTCTTCCGCCGTGGCCAGCCGCCGGGCCTCGTCTTCCCATGCGTTTCCTCCCAAGTAAAACTTATGGGGCTATTCCCCTTAAAACTTTCGCGAAAATCTACACGCGACCCGACCGCGTTGACCAAATTGAATTGTGTTAGAGGTAAATATACCCCCTGGTCGTCGCTGGTGCCGCCCCGCAGACCTACTCGCTACGTTGTCGATTGCAGCCTGTTACCGTGATCCTTGAATGACAGCTTTTACACAGAGCAAGCAGATTATTTTCATCATGGGTGCCGCCGTTTGCCAATGGAACAATGTGATGCACCTCCTGCGCCGGCGTTAACCTGTTCTCCAGGTGGCACTGCTCGCATAAAGGATGCTGCAGCAAAAATCGCGCACGGATCTTCTTCCACGCGCGTCCATATCGTTTGTTGGTATCCTGGTCACGAAGGTATCGATTGTAATGACGCTCTGCGATTTGTCTGTGCTCGTTGCAATATCTGTCATCAGTCAACCTGCCACACCCCGGATAGGAGCATGGACGCTTAGGTTTGTATGGCATCCTGTTCCCCCCAGGTATAGAAAAAGCCTCCGCGTTCGTTGCGAAGGCTCCCGATCCATCTTTTGCAATTGTATTATCTCACAGGTGACAGGGTGCGAAACAATGCGATTTGGTGCGGACTTTTTAAGAAATTTCCTCCAAAGCGCAATCATGTAGTTCGTACAGCCTACGCAGACTGTATCCCATATCTACCGCAATCTCTTCCCACCGTTTGAAGCACAGATACCGCAGTTCCAGTATCGTCTGG